GGTTCTGTTCTGCTTGTGGTGCAGAAAATTACGGTCTTGCATATTGGTGCATTAAGTGTGGTGCATTCCCACAAGAGGAAAATAATAAAAAAACGCAACAGAAACGCCACTCTGATGATTAACATATTACGCTAAATAATATATTAAGGTTAATATGATACCGAAAAAAATAGTCAACCAAGTATTTGAAAGGGACAACTATTCTTGTCAATTATGCCCAAGACAATACCACTTTGACGATCATTCTTTACACTGTCACCATATCAAGCTAAAAAGCCAAGGTGGGAAGGATACAGTAAAGAACCTTTTATCAGTATGTTGGGAATGTCACAATAAAATACATGAACATAAAATATGATTTATTTATGGACTTTTTTATTTATAAGTATAAAGTAGTAGTATAATAACAATAAGGGGGAAATATGGATTTTAAAAAGGCAAGAGAAAAGTTAGGCATGACACAAATTGATATTTCAAAAGCTGTTGGGGTAAGTGTTGTTTCTTATCGGTTATGGGAACAGGGTGGGGGAAAACCGACTCCTGAAAATTTGAAGAAACTCAAAAAAGTTTTACGCATTAAGGATTAGGTATGGATCGGGGATATATCCGGTTATGGAGAAAATCATTAGACGGTGGTCTTCTTAAAAACCATAATGTTTGGGTTTTTTGGAGTTGGTGTTTAATGAAAGCTAACCATACAAAAGATAAAAAATTTGTAGTTGGTTTCCAAGAGATATATTTACAACCTGGAGAGTTTATTTTTGGTAGAAAAAAGGCAGCGGAAGAAACTGGACTGTCAGAACAGAAAATCAGAACGTGTTTAACTTTTTTAAAAAAGTCTAAAAATCTAACCATCAAACCAACCAACAAATTTAGTATAGTATCTATAGCAAATTGGAAGACTTACCAGTTTTGTGATGATGCAATCAACCAGCAATCTAACCAACAACTAACCAGCAAACAACCAGCAAGTAACCAGCAAGTAACCACAAACAAGAACAAGAGAACAAAAGAACAGAAGAACAAAAGAAGAAAGAAGCCTTTTTTACCACCGACAAAAGACCAAGTTATAAATTATTTTATTGAGAATGGGTTTGATGCTAATAAGGGTTCTGATGCTTTTGAATTTTATGATTGTGCAGAGTGGTATGATTCCAGGGGCAACAAGGTAAATAGTTGGAAGCAAAAAATGCGGAGTGTTTGGTTTAAAGAAGATAATAAAGTAAATAACAATAAAGGAATGACCAATGCTGAAAGATGGGTTCAGCAAAGGAAAGGTGAACAAAATGCAAAATGATTTTATAAAAGAGTTCGCAACTTTATATCTTGCAACATATTCTATTTATAAACGTCCAAGAGATTCAGACCCTAACCCTGTTGTATATGAGCTTTTCTATGAAGCTGTAAAGAAGTTTGGACATGATGCTGTTAAAGCTGCTTTTTCTGTCCATATTCAAAGCCCTGATAATGGTCAGTGGATGCCTAAACCAGCAGATATTGTAAGGATCATTGAAGGGACTTCAAAAGACAATGCTTTGGTTGCATGGTCAAAACTTAAAAAAACAATCAGTGCTGTTGGTTCTTATGAAACAGTTGTTTTTAATGATCCAATTATTCATGCTGTAGTTCAGGATATGGGTGGTTGGATTTTCTTATGTTCAACAACTGAAAAAGAATTACCATTTAAAAAGAATGAATTCCAATCAAGATATTACGATTATAAAAGCAAAAGTGATGTTCCGGTTTATCCTGCTAAATTGTATGGGACCCATGAATCAGAAAACTTACAAAAAGGATACCTGGAACATATATCAGAACCTAATTTAATCGGAAATCCTGTAAAGGCAGAGGAAGTTTTAAGGCTTGGGTCCAATAAACCTTCTTTAATGATTACAAAAGGGGAAAATAAAGGTCTTAAAAAGATAGGGCTAAATATCGGTGACGTAAGCTGTAATTTATTTAATACCAAAGGGGGGAATATGACCTGGATAAGAGTTGAGGACAAGTTACCAGAAGAAGGGCAAAGGGTCATTTATTATTTTGAGCATACCGGAATAGATATTGGCAGATATAGCAAGGTTAAATATCTAAAAGAATTTATTGGGTCTGATAAGGTTATCTATGGTGATTGTTTCCACGGGAATGGTGGGTGGTTAATAGACGATGTAACTCATTGGATGCCAGTACCAGATAAACCTGGAAAGGTTAAATAACCAAAGGAATATAAATAGGAGAATTAGAAATGAGAAGCGTAAAGACAGACAAATTATTTAAGGTCAACCTAAAAGGTACATATGGGACCGGATGTGGAGTTAAATATCATCGGTCTTATGTGGTAGCAAAGACGATGGATGGGGCTTATAAAAAAGTTAGAGATTATCTTGATGGTGCGGATATTGGTTTTTCATCTGATCGTGAATTAGATTCTATTGAACTGGTTGCAGAGGATTATGAATATACGGACGTTCGGACAAGATTATTTCAATAATAAGGAGAATCAAAAGATGAAAATCCAGAACTATTAAACCAATGAAAATAATCCTAATATCAATCCTGTTCCTAACATCATGCAACTATACACCGGAGAAGTTAGATTTAGGCGATTACAAGCCGATTCAATTTAATTCAGGGTATGAACCTGGACCCAAGTGGATTATCAGGGATAGAGGGCTAAAAACTAAATATTGGAGGAAAGATGAACAAGAATAAAAAGAGTTTTGTCTATTATTTTCTGGATAGGAATAAGCTTTCAATCAAGGTAATCCGGATCAAGAAAAACAGTCCTTTTGAGGTCGGGATTATCAGGAATAAAATGGAAAGGAAGTTGTTTGATTTAATGTCAAAAAAGTTCAAAAAAGACTTTCCAAAGATAAGGGTCTTACAGTATCTAAACAGTAAAAAAGAGGTCTTGCACCATCATAAACCAGGATTAGACTACAAACTTGAACAGCTTTGATTGTCAAGGGTTTTAAAGGGAAATTAAGATTCAGCTTAGAGCAAGATATTGGCTCATTGCTATTATTTTTATAGAATATCCTTGATTTACTCTATTTCTCATGTAAATATATGGTATATTCCGAAAAAGATTACCTTTTATGGGGTTTGCTTTTGAATTTTAAAAAAAACAGGCAGGAGAAAAGAGAACATGAATCTGCTGTATATTATTTTTTAAGGGGCAACACTATCAACCGGCTTGAACCAATTAAGCTCCCAAAAGAAACAACCATTCCTATTTTCCTAAAGGGTAAACATATTCACGGTCAACCAAGTGGTTGCTTTAAAGTTCCATCTTACTACGCAGGATAATATAATGCCGGTAACTCCCAAGAAACCATGCAGGAAATGTAAAAGGGTTTTAACTATAGAAACCTATTGCCCTGTTTGCGGACCGGTCATAGAACAACGCAAAAAACTTTCAGCAGGAAAGTATGATTCAAAGCGGGGCAACTCTGCACAACGTGGTTATGATGCAGACTGGTTATTTATCAGGAGTAAAAAGATTAATAAGGATTCTCTTTGTGAAGTCTGCCTTAAAAGTAAAAAGTTTATCATTGCAACATTGGTTCATCATATAAAACCGATTGAAACCCATCCACAATTAAGATTAACATTATCAAACCTTCAAAGCGTTTGTATATCTTGCCATGAAATAATCCATAAAAGAAGGGCAGCACAATGGGCAAGCTAACAATCAAATCAAAAGAAAGAAGGAAGTGGATTAAGAGAATGAGGGTATTCCTTGGATTGTGTCGTGGTTGCGGAGAAGATTCACCGGTTACAATGCTTTGTGATAAGTGCAGGACTCAACAGGTTGAAAGAGCAAAGAAGGTTAAGAGATTGAATAGAGAGAAGGACTTGTGTATTTGTGGACAACCTAAGTTGAAACGATCCGAACAATGCCAAAGATGTTATCAGACTAAAAGAAAATACAATGGCAACTATTATTACAGCAGCAAAGATTTACCGGTTGAGAATTTTGTTGAAAAAGTTGATGTATTCTTTCTATATAACAGAGATGGTGGGAAATGCCAGATATGTATATCTCAACTGAAGATGGAAACAAGATTTCCGGACTTAATGACACCGACTATTGACCATATAATTCCGTTGAGCAAAAACGGAGAGCATAGCAAGAAGAATACTCAATTATGCTGTTTCCTATGTAATAGCAAGAAAGGCACAAAGGTACTATCTAACGAAAACCAAGGAAGGTTGGTAGGATGATTTGTAGGTTAGGCATAACAAGGCACGGCAGGGGGGTCTTTTTTAAAAAGAGTTTTTATCTCTTGACCGAATGGTCAGCTTTTTTCTTCCTATGCCAAATTAAAGCGAGGGGACGTCATTAAAATAAAAGAATGTGAAATAGAAACGCTAATTCCTTACATTAACAATGCCAGGACTCATTCAGATGAACAGGTGGCACAGATAGCTGCCAGCATAAAAGAGTTCGGGTTTAACAATCCTATATTGTGTGATGGGGATAAGGGTATCATTGCCGGTCATGGTCGATTGATGGCAGCAAGAAGGCTTGGACTTTCTAAAGCCCCAGTGATTGAGCTTTCACATTTATCTGACATACAAAAGAAGGCTTATATCCTTGCTGATAATCGATTGGCAGACAATGCCGGTTGGGATGAGGAACTTATAGGGATCGAACTTGAAGCATTGAGTGCAGAGGAATTTGATATTGAGTTGACCGGCTTTAGTTTAGAAGAAGAAAAGAAAGGGTTGACCGAAGATGATGCTGTTCCAGAGGTTGAAGAATCTATTTGTGTCCTGGGGGACTTGTGGATACTTGGTGAACACCGGCTTTTATGTGGTGACAGCACAGACATTGAACAGGTTGAAAGATTGATGGATGGACATAAGGCGGATATGGTTTTTACTGATCCGCCTTATGGGATGGGTCTTGATACTGACTACTCTCAAATGAGTCATAAAGAGGATTCTAAGAAATCCAAAGGTGTCAAAGACAGTAAGGAATATAGGCCCGTAATTGGTGATGATAAGCCGTTTGACATGGGACTGTTTGACTGGATTGATTGCAAAGAACAGTTTTGGTGGGGTGCTGATTATTATAGAGAAACAATACCAAAGGATGGCGCTTGGTTTGTGTGGGATAAAAGAACAGAAGATAATTTTGATAAAATGTATGGAAATACATTTGAATTGTGCTTTTCAAAGCAAGTTCACAAAAGGATGGTATTGAGAATCAGGTGGTGCGGAATATTTGGGAGTGAACAAGAGAGAGGTTCAAATAGGGTACATCCAACACAGAAGCCGATAGAGTTATGTCAATGGTTTATCGATAAGTTTTCACAAGTTGATGGTCGTGTTTTTGATGGATTCCTCGGTTCAGGCAGCACATTAATAGCCTGTGAAAAAACAAACCGCAAATGCTACGGCATGGAATTAGACCCACATTATTGTGATGTAATTATAAAACGGTGGGAAGAATACACCGGTGGAAAGGCGGTCTTAAATGGCAGGGCGTAAAAAATTGCCGACACAACTAAAGTTATTAAAAGGGACACAACGGGCAGACCGGTTAAACCCAAATGAACCGATGCCTGATATTGGTATTCCAGAACCACCGGAGTTTTTATCAGAAGCAGGGCTTATTGAATGGAACAGGATTTCAAAGCAATTGGTTGACCTGGGGCTTCTTTCTAAAATAGATATGGCAGCATTGGCAATATATTGTCAGGCTTGGGGAAGGGTTGTAAAATATGAGAAGATCATTGCAGGCAAAGGAGAATTATATAAAACAAGTAACGGTAATATTATTCTTTCTCCTGCAATGTGGGTTTTAAACAAAGCCTATGAACAAGTATACAAGTTTGCAGGGGAATTCGGAATGTCACCGGCAAAGAGGGCAAGTGTTACTGCAACGAAGGTTAAAGATAAAAAGAAAGACAAGTTTAAGGAGTTCGGCACTTGAAGCATCCTTTAACAAATAAAGCGAACAAGTATGCCAGGGATTGTGTTTCTGGCAAGGTTAATGTTTGCTTACAGGTTATCCAGGCTTGCCAAAGGCATCTTGACGATATGGAAAGAAAAGACTTTCCGTTTGAATTCGATATGGATAAGTGCGAAAGGTTTTTAAGGTTCGGGGAACTGATGCCCCATTCAAAAGGGGATTTAAGCGGGAAAACGCTAAAGTGGGAACCTTGGCAATGTTTTTGTTTTGGGGTTCCTTTCGGGTGGGTCAGGAAAGATAATGGTCTAAGACGGTTCAATGAAATGTTTTTACTGATACCAAGAAAGAACGGGAAAAGTTTTGGTGCTGCAGTTGTCGGGAATTATATGTTTTCAGCCGATGGTGAAAAAGGGGCAGAGGTTTATAGTGCTGCCGGCTCAGAGAAACAGGCAGACTTTGTATTTGCTCCTGCCTGGAAAATGGCGAAACAAACACCGGCATATAAAAACCGATTTAATATAACCTTAATGGGAACACCGGAAAACCCTGGAAAAATGTGTTCCTTGTCTGATGGTTCTTTTTTTGAAAGAGTGATCGGCAATCCTGGGGACGGTGGGAATCCTCATTGCTGGATACAAGACGAATACCACGAGTCTAAGACCAAAGACTCCTATGATACCGGAAAGACCGGCATGGGGTCCAGGAAACAGCCTATGCTATTGTCAGTCACAACAGCAGGGACAAATACCAAAGTTCCATGCTTTGATTTACAAAAAAGGGTTGAAAAAATATTGTCCGGTGATCTTGTAAATGAAGAATTGTTTGCTGTAATTTATACGATTGATAAGGATGATAAATGGGAAAACTTTGAAACCTGGAAAAAAGCGAATCCGAATTTAGGTGTTTCAGTTTTAGAACCTTATTTAAGGTCACAGCTTCACACGGCCTTGCAGTCACCACGGGACCAGAATTCAGTTAAATGTAAACACTTAAACGTATGGTCAAATGCTGGTCAGGCTTGGATGAATATGGTCGAATGGGGTAAATGTGAAGAAAACCTTAACATAAACGACTTCAAAGGGCTTCCGGTTTCTCTTGGATTGGACTTGGCATCTAAGATTGATATTGCATCCAAGATGTATCTTTTTAAAAAAATCATTGATGCTAAGAGTCATTATTACCTGTTCTCAAGGCATTGGATACCGGAAGAACGGACATTTGACGAAGAATATGCCCATTATGCCGGTTGGGTGCATACAGGCTTTTTAACGGCAACTCCAGGTGCGAGGATTGATATACATGAGATTCAGGAAACAATAAAACAGGATGCAAAAGATTTTGATTTATCCGGATCAGAGAATGGTGGTGGTGAAGTCTGCAACGATCCTTGGAATGCACAGCAGCTTATAACAAATTTATTAAATGTCGGGGTCCAGTGTGTGGAGATACCTCAAAATGTTTCTTTCTTGTCTGAACCAATGAAAGAGATTGAAGCGTGTATCAGGGATGGAAGTTTTCACCATGACGGGAATCCGGTCACAACCTGGATGATGGCAAATGTTTGTTGCAGGGTTGATAAAAAAGATAATATTTTCCCTTTTAAAGAAGGGGATGAAAATAAAATAGACGGTGCTGTTGCAACAATAACGGCAATGGCAAGGGCAATGTATGATGAAGGCATAAAATCAACACCGGTTCCAACATTTGTATGAGGTTATTATGAAAATTGATTTGTCGGATTTATTAATACTGCTTGGTTTGGGGTTGATGGGGTACGGTCTTTATTTGTTTCAGTCCTTGCCTGTATCAATCATTTCAGTTGGTATAATTATTTTAAACTTTGGAATATTACGGTCAATCGTGGGCAAAAGGTAAAATATGGGATTATTTACGAAGATTTTAAGGAACCTTTCAGGACAAATATCTGCTTACGATGATTTCTGGTATGGTCCTGCACAAACGACAAAAGCAGGGGTGAAAGTTGATGAAAAAGAAGCCCTGAAATATTTAACGGTCTTGGCTTGTGTTACTCTTATAGCAGGAGATATTGCTAAATTACCCTTAAATTTATACAAAAAAAGAAAAAGTGGTGGTAAAGACTTAATAACAGATCATCATTTATACGATATTCTTCATAATAGACCGAATCAGGACACAACTTCTTTTAATTTTCGGGAAACTTTACAAGGGCATCTTTTATTATGGGGCAACTCATACGCCTTTATAGACAGGGAAGATATTGGTGGAAAGATAAAAAATTTATGGCAATTACCGGACCCTGGTCAAATAAAGATCCATAGAAATAAAAAGAACGAGCTTTTATACACATATAAAGTCAATGGTGAGGATAAGGTTAGGACAAGGAGAGAGGTTTTTCACATTCCGGGGTTTGGGTTCAATGGTCTTGTCGGTAAGTCAATGGTCGGGCTTGCACGGGAAGCCATTGGGCTTGGGCTTGCAACAGAAGATTTCGGTTCTACTTATTTCGGTGAAGGGACTCATCCTTCAGGAATTTATAAAATAAAGGAAACTTTAACGGAAGAAAACAGGAAACAATTCAATGCAGCATTAAAAGAAGGGTTTTCGGGGCTTGGAAAGGCTCATAAGGTCATGGTTGCAGAGGGTGGGGGAGAATACCAACCATTAACCGTTTCGATGGACGATGCTCAATTTTTAAGCACCAGGGACTTCCAAAAGAAGGAAATTTGCGGAATGTATCATGTTCCACCGCACAAAATAGCCTTACACGGGGCAAATTCTAACCGGAATAATCTTGAACAAGAAAACGGTTCGTATGTGGACTCCTGCCTAATGGGTTGGATTGTCAGATGGGAAAGTGCAATCTCTTTGCAGCTTTTAACAGAACAGGAAAGAAGATCAGGTTTATTCTTTGAATTTGCAGTTCAGGGTCTTTTAAGGGGTGATTCTCAAGCAAGGGCAGAGTTTTATAATAAGATATTCCAGGTTGGTGGTATAAGCCCTAATGAGATAAGAGCTAAAGAAAACATGAATCCTGATCCTTCACCGGAAGCCGATAAAAAGTATATTATGCTCAATATGATACCTTTGGACCAGGCAGATGAACCGTTTGATACAGATTTTAGAACATTTTTCAAGGAACCGGAAACCAGAATTTCAGAATCTCAGTCTATAAGATTACGGGACCGGATACAAAAACAATATGCCCCATTGATTTATGATGCTGCCAGGGCGGTCGTAAATAGAGAAACCAAAGCGATCAAGAAGGAAGCATTAACACCGACAAGAGATAAAACTTCCATGAAGGTCTTTTTGAATGATTTTTATGAGAAATTCCCTGAATATATTGAACAGAAAATGGGACCGGTTTTAAGGTCTTACATTTCGTCCATTATAGATGCCACAAATAATGAACTGAAAACTGAAGAAGATTTAGAAAAAGATACTCAGGAATATGTTGATACTTACACTTTAAGACACGTTTCTTCTTCCAAGGGTCAGATGCTGGCAATTGTTCCTGACGGAATGGATGCCATAGTTCAAAGAGCAGATGAATGGCAGGACAAAAGACCGGACAAGATAAAAGCAGACGAAGGGGTCAGGGCATCAAATTTTGCTTTCCAGGCAGTTGTATGGTCGGCAGGGCTTTCTACAGTCTGGAGAATAAGAGGGGCAGAAACTTGTCCATATTGTAAAAGCTTGAACGGGAAAAAGGTGGGTCGTGGACAAAGCTTTGTGAAGTCTGGTGACAAATTAGACCCTGCCGGTGCTGACGGTGTAATGAAAATAAACGGTACTAAATCTCATCCTGGGTTGCATCAAGGTTGTGATTGTTATTTATCTATAATTTAAGAGGTGAACATGAAAGAAACAAGGACAATAAAAACACCGGTCAAGGTTGAGAAACGAGGTGACGGGACTATAAAAAGCATTGTCGGGTATCCTATTATTTATAATAAAGACAGTGAGGACATGGGATTTATCGAACGGATAGCACCAGGGGCAGCAACAAAAGCTTTAAAGGCTTCAGATGTTAGGGGACTTAAAAACCATGACGCTTCTTTAATCTTTGCCAGATCAGGGGTGAACCTTACTTTGGTTGAGGACAAGACAGGCGTTAAGATGGAAGCGACTCCTGTAGACACTCATAATTTTAGAGAAACGGCAAAAGAGGTTGATCTTGGATTACTTGACGGTCAATCTTTTTCCTTTAATATTCTTGCAGATGAATGGAAAGACCTTGAATCTGATAAACCTCAAAGGACCATAACTGAATTCGGCTTAATATACGATGTTGGACCGGTTACTTTCCCTGCTTATCCTGATACTACAGTGGGGCTTAGAACGCTTGAAGAAGCCAGGAAAGACGTTATTCCAGAAACAAGAATAACGATTATTGAGGGTGACACTGAACACGTTTTTACCGGTGAGAATCGCTTTGACGATGCTGCCGAAAAAATAAGGGCAATAGCAAATCCAACGATCCCTGCTGCTGCTAACACTGAACCTGATCCAACGATCATTGAAGGTTCTGTTTTGGATAGGATAAATTCAACTTTAGAGAGGTATAAAAAATGAACATCAAAAAAATGAAAGAGGACATTGAGATTATCGTTAAACAGCTTGGCGATATGAGATCATTAATTGAGTCTGAAAATAGAAAACCGAATGAAGAAGAACGCAAACAGGCGAATTCTTGGTTGAGTGAGATTGACGAGCTTGAAGCAAATATTACCTTGGAAAAACGAACACAGGGTATGCTCAGCCGTACAAAAAAATCTGCAAAAGAACCAGATATAACTCCTGTCAGTGCTATTGAACAGGAAAAAAGGGACACCTTTGCTTCTGACGGTGAGTTTTTAATGGCTGTTATGAATGCTGCTGTTCCAGGGAGAGCGGTTGATCCAAGACTCTCCACAAGAGCAGCAACAGGGTTAAATGAGGGGATTCCTTCTGATGGTGGTTTTCTTGTCGGAACGGAAATGTCAACCAGACTCTTGACGAATACTTGGGCAAGCGGTCAAATCTTGCCACAGGTTAACAAAGTAACTCTTGGTGGAAATGCCAATTCAATGACATTTAACGGAATTGATGAAACATCTAGAGTGAACGGCTCCAGGGCAGGGGGAATTGTATCATATTGGGTAAATGAAGCAGATACCATTACACCGTCAAGACCTAAGTTCAGAAAGATTGATTTGAAACTAAACAAACTTGTTGGGGCTTGTTATGTTACAGAGGAAAACCTGGACGATGCTCCAACCATCCAGCAAATTATAGAAGCCGGTTTTGCAAAAGAGTTTGAATTTAAGCTGACTGATGCGATTATAAACGGTTCTGGTGCAGGACAGCCTTTGGGTATTCTTAATTCAGGTTGTATGGTTTCTGTAAGCAAAGAAGCTGGACAGGCTGCATCGACAATTGTATATGAGAATGTTTTAAAAATGCGGATGCGAATGATAGCGGCATCAAGACCAAATTCAATTTGGATTATTAATCAAGATTGTGAAACTCAATTAGATTCTATGTCCTTGGCAGTTGGTACTGGTGGGGTTCCGGTTTATCTTCCTGCCGGTGGTGCTTCAGCACAACCGTACAGCACTCTTTTTGGTCGTCCAGTGGTTCCGATTGAGCAATGCGAAACGCTAGGAACAACCGGTGATATAATGTTGTGCGATTTTTCACAGTATCAAGCGATTGATAAGGGTGGAATGAAAAGCGATGTATCTATTCATGTGCAGTTCCTAACAGACCAGCGTGTTTTTCGGTTTACGTACAGATTTGACGGGGAACCTGTCCTTGGTTCGGCAATCACTCCATTTAAAGGAACAAACACTCTTTCCCATTTTGTTAAATTGGATACAAGAGCATAAAGAGAGGTATAAAAGATGAAATTTCCAGAAATTTATAAAGTAGTACCGATTGCAAGCGATATGGACGTAAGTGCTTCAGCAACAAATCCATGTGATTCTATTAACATGAAGAATTACCACCATGCAACCTTCCTTGTTAACCTTCAGACACTTGGCGGGGCAGCACTTTATTGCGAAGTGTATTCAGGGGCAACGGATGGTGCTTTAACCAGTGCCTTGACCTTTCACTATGCTTTTATGGGTGCAGCAGCTTTGGCAGCAAATGCCGATGTTTTAGCAGCAGATGCCACAAGTGCAGCACTGGTAATTGCTCATGCAACATATGATAATTATATGTTGGTTGTTGAAGTTGATGCAAGTGATATGGATGTTGCAAACGGAGAAAATTGGTTAACACTTTCTTTCCCTGATACAGCAACCGGGGCAACCGGCAACCTGTCAGCAGTGGCAATCCTTGAACCACGTTATACCGGCAATCGGTCATTAACTGCCTTGACTTAAAATCCTGGGGGTGTAAAAGCCCCCTTAAAAGGAAGGTGACAAAATGACAATGCATATATATTTCAACCAGGATAAGGACGGTTACAAAGAAGGACAAAGCTGTTATGTCGAAAGAACTTTAGCAAGACGGTTTTGTGAGAACGGAGTGGCTATTCCTTACCAGAAACACTTGGATAATATTTATGATGCTGAACAGGCAAAGAAGCCTGTAAAGAAAAAGATGATCTTTAAATCGGTATCTAAGAAACAAAAAAAAGCTGAAAAGGCTACAAAATAGGAGTGCTGACAAATGGCAAACTATGCAGCAAGCACAAGAGCAAGAATATCTGATTTAATCAACGGCATGAGAGTTGAAACAACCATTGCTTTAGGAACGGCAAAACTGATCCAGGCACAGGAAGAAATTTTCAACGTGTATGGTGAAATAAGGGTTCATGGATTATGGTTTGAAGTTACGACTGCAATCTCTGCAACCGCAACCACCATGCTTTTTAATGCAACATTTACGACACCGGCAATCGCAGTCCAGCCGATGACCGGAGCGAGTGGGTCTTTAAGTGGTGTTGCTGCCGGTATTAAGGTCAAGTCTGTAGGTGGGGCAGTGGCAACAGCAGCAGTGATTACAGCAACGGCAGGAATCTCTGATATAGCTCCTGCTGCTCAAGACATTGGTGGTGCAGGATTTATTGGCACTATCGGACAGTTAACAGGCACAGCCAACGCAACAAGTGGAGCAGGGAAGTTTGTTCTTTATTATACTCCACTTTCAGCCGGTGCTTATGTTGAAGCAGCTTATTAATTTTAACGGGGGTGTAAAAGCCCCTTATGAGGTAAAGCATGGCAATTACAGTTACGAGTCCACAGGCAACGGTAGGGTTTATTAAAAATGCGGTAAGTGCCGATGCTTCAGGGACCGAAGAAATTTTAGCGGGAACAGCCGGTGCAGGAAACATTTGTGTCTTTTGCCAGGGAACCATTGAATAATATTAAAACAGAATACTATTTATTTAAGAGAATTTATATCAGGGACAAACTCAAATTTGGTTAGCTTTCAAAGTTGGTATGAACACACAGACAAGGATTGAACATGGCTTTTATAGATAAAACAGACTTAAAAACAGAACTTGGAATATCAGGGGCAACGGATGATGCTTTGTTAACTATATTGGCAACCTCTGTTATGTCTATTTGGGACATGATAACCAATAGGACTTGGGCTTCAACAACTTATGCTGAATATGTTGACGGGTATGGGTTCTCTTTCTTTAGAACAAAGAATTATCCTATAAGTGCTATTTCCAGGGTAGGGGTTGGTACAACGGGGGTTATGACGATTGAGAACACCGGAACCGAATCCACAGCAACTTGTGAAGTTCTTTCAACAGGTTTAAGCCTTGTATTAGATAGTGGAACACCGGACGTTACCGTAACCTGGGTTGCCAATACAACAGTGACAGCAGTGGTTGCTGCAGTGAACGCTTTGGGATCGAATTGGGCAGCAACAACAGTATCAGGATATGGTGATTTTAAATCTTCAGAGATATTAACAATGTTTCCTGCAAGCTGTATTGATTCAGCAGAGATTTATTTAAACATTCCTGAAATTTACTTAAACAAATACACTTTAGATAAGGAAGCCGGGATTGTTTATCCGAACTTTAAAATAAAGGATTCTTATCAAACTGTTATTATAGATTATACAGCAGGGTACACTGATGCAAATGTCCCTGCCTGGTTAAAACAATTATTAGTCAGACAAGGATGCTTCTGGTTCACTCAGGCACAAGGAAGGGAATGGGGGACGAGTTCTAAAAACTTTGGTCCTGATGGTGGTACAATGGCATTTACAAAATTGACAGATAATCTTTTACCGGAATTCATGGCAATGGCTAAAAGGAACATGAAGCATGGACTTTAGTTTTAAAATAAAAAAACCTAAGTTGCCGGATAACTTTACAGATATGTTTCTTTCTCCTATGCAAAAGTATATGAAGGAAGCCAGGACCACTACTAAAAATCGCTTTATGTCAGGCATGAGTGATAAACGCCTTGCAACCAAGACAGGGGCTTTAAAACGAAGCTTAACGTACTCTGTAAAGGAAAGACAAGACTCTCTTGTGGGGACCATGAAGTCCTCAAGTATTTATGCTCCTGTTCACGAGTTTGGGGGAACCATTCATCCAAGAGGGTATCCAATTAAAATTAAAAAACGATCTTTCATGTATCCGGGGCTTATTTCAGGAGTTGACCGGTTTGAGAAGCTAATATTTGAATCAGTTCAAAAGGGTTGGGACAAATGACCATATCATTACAGAATACTATTATAAACTCTATTCTTGCCACGCTTGCAAACATTACGGTTGCAAAAGGGTATCAGACAAATATAGATACGATAATGAGGGGCATACGGGACTTACAGGATATGCAGGGAAAGATGCCCGGGATTGCTTTATGGAAGGAACGAAATAACAGGGTCGATGATTACCAGACAGGCTCACAAAGTATCCTTGTCCTGCACGTTTGGGGCTTTGTAAAAGTGGATGCCAGAAATAACGATTATGATGCTTTGGATAAGTTTGCAGCAGATGTTGAAGCTGTTTTGACTAACGCAACATATAATTCTTACAGGAATGATACTTTTATCAGGGACACTGTTTTTTTTGAGGGTGGTGCAGATAATAATCATGGTATCTTTGACATGGTTGTTGACGTAAGATATTTTTATGACATGGGGGATATATGAAAAGTTATCGTGGTTTATTTAAATTAAGTTGTAGCAAAAAATGTAAAAAGGTAAATGAATGTCAGGCAAGCTGTATTAATTGCCCTGATGTTCTTTTTAATGTAATTGATCTTAACGGTAAAGTTGTTGCCACAAGGGTCAAGAAAACCAAGAAAAAGGAGAAGTAAAAAATGGCAGGGAACACAGCACCAATTCACGGCAGAGTTTGCAGGATTGACGATGGTGGGTCATTAATTGATTATTCAGTGGATTGGTCAATTAATGCCAGTATTGATTTAAGTGATGCTTCAAGGCAGGGTCAGGCATGGAAAGAAAACGTAGTTGGTCAGGGTGGTTGGAATGGATCAATGACTTTCCATTTTGTTGCCGGTAATACTGAACAGAAAGCATTGCTTGATAACATTATCACTGCTTCACCAGGAACAAAAATTACAGACCTTAAATTTATGCTTGAAGATACTGGGGACTATTTCTCAGGGAATATCTTTTTGAATGGATTTGCCACAAGTGCAAGCGTGGGTGACACTGTTAATTGTTCCTTTGATTTTACAGGTGACGGGGCATTGGCTCTCACTGTAGCATAAGGGGGGTGAATAATGGCTTCACCGACAACACCGCAACATGGCAGACATGGGGCAATATATAGACTCAGACCGAACGGTTTCTCAGGGGCAGGGCTTAATGATGTTACCTGGGGAACCGCTTATTCTGCTGCTGACTCTGCTTTCTTTGAGGTTGAGATTGATGCAGAGGGAACCCCGGATACTTTTAAATGGAGAAAAGACGGGGGTGCGTATACTGCAACGGTTGCGATTACCGGAGCAGCACAAGCCCTTTCCGACACTCAGACAATTACTTTTGCTGCAACAACAGGTCATACGTTATTGGATGAATGGACGGTTGGGAACTTGTTTGCAGAACCTTGCACTGCTTCCGGTGCTTCGGCTCAGATAACCGACACAACCAAAAGGATTCTTGACCCTAATAATCCACCGGTTTTTACTGATGATGGCGGGAAAACAGTTTTAAGAATTGATTATACAACCGGCACTGCTTATTTTACAGGCAATGTTGGAACTGTAACGGTTGCAGGGAACCTCGGACAAATTGAAACGTCTGGTTTGGAAAAGGTTGGGTATCTTACCGATTGGTCTTTTAATATCACTCTTGATTTGGCAGATCAGTCTTACATGGGTCAGAAGTGGAAACACAATACAGTAGGTCAAGGATCAGGAACGGGGAGTGCATCAAGCTTTTTTATCGGTTCTGATTCAATGATTGACGGCATTACGAATAAAGAGTTCTTCTTTTTGCAACTCTTTAATTACGATCCAGACCAGGACCAGACAGGGGATCATTTTAATTGTTGGGTTTTGTTTTCTGGTGATGCTGTTGCAGGATCAGTTGGGGATAACGTAAAAGAAACACTTGATTTTACTATTGATGGGACTCCATCATTTACAGCTAATGTTTAATAGCGAAAGGGTTTGACATGAAGTTACAAATGTCAAGGGAAACGTACAAGGCAAGATGGGTTAAGTATGAAGATTGCGAATTGTTTTTAAGACCTTATCCGATAGGCAGGAACGATTTTATCATGTCGGTAGATCAGTCTTTAACAGTTCCAGGGGAACAGCGTAAAAGCATTTTTATGTACTCTGTTGAGAACTGGCGAAAGATTGTTGATAGCAATGACAAAGAATTAAAATGCACAAAAGAAACAAAAGAAAGGGTCTTTGATTATAATTTGGGTGGTATTGCCGGTTTTGTGTATTCATGGAATGTCGGGTTTGAGTCTATTATTAAAGGCGAACTTGAAAATTTGCAGCATGGGCAGGATGGAAGTTCGGCAAAGGAAGTTCATCTTGCCGAAAATGTAGAATAGCGGTTAAAGACGGTTTTGTAAAAGTTAAGTGCAAGGGTGAACCGTATGTTAAAAAGTGTAAAAGGGGGGTGGTGGAATTTCTGGACGAATCGAATTCTGACTTCTATTATTTATTTGGCAAGATTTTGCCAGGGTTCCACCACCCTTCAAGCGGTTTCAATATGACACTGATTACAAATATTTTAAACGACTTTCAAATTGAAGCAGATCAACGTCCCTTGTTTTGGGAAAAAATCAATATCGTTATACTGAAGATAAAAGAGATTCAAAATGGCTAAGACATTAAAATTAGAATTAGTTGTTGATGATAAAGGTTCTTTAAAGGTTAAGAAGTTTGGTGATAATATAGACAAGAGTACCACTAAAGCTTCAAAGGGCATGAAAAGCCTTGCTCTTGACACGGCAAGCGTTAAAAAAGCCCTTGGCATAACGTCAGTTGCTTTGGTTGCTTTTGGTACTACTGCTGCAGTTGGGATGGGCAAAGCCATAAAAGCAGCAAGTGACCTGGAAGAAACAACAGGTAAATTCAATGTTGTTTTTGAAAGCAATAGAAAAGAAGCTGAAAAAATGGCAAAAGTCCTTGTTGATTCTTATGCAATGTCAACAAAGGAATCAAAACTTTATCTTTCCAGTATTCAAGACTTATTGGTTCCAATGGGCATGGCTTCCGATGAAGCCCTTAAAATGTCAAATGAAGTTGTAAAGCTTGCTGCTGATTTGGGGTCATTTAATAATTTGCCAACGGCAACGGTAATGCTTGATATTCAGAGTGCTTTGGTTGGTAACTTTGAAACCATGAAAAAATACGGGGTCGTTTTAAACGAAACTGTAATAAAGCAAGCTGCTTTGGACATGGGTCTTTGGAACGGTAAAGGTATGGTGGATGCTAACACTAAAGCCTGGGTTGCATTTAAACTTATCTTAAAAGGTTCTGCTGCTGCAATTGGGGATCAAAAGAGAACAATGGGTTCTTTTGCCAACCAGATGAAGCAGTTGAAAGCTAATATCGAAGACATTTCTGCTGCTATCGGGGTCAAGCTTTTACCTGAAGTAACTGAATGGGTCTTTCAGACCAATGAAATGATAAAACAGAATCCAACTGTTATAGATCAGCTTGGAGAATTTTCTAAGAATCTTTTGGTTGTCGGGACATCTTTGATTAAAGCCGGTGGGTTCAGTGTTAAATTCTTTAATGCGATGGTTGATATTTCCAAAGCAATGGGTCTTGCTTCAACCGGTCTTATAAGTTGGAAAACTGCGATACTGGATGGTGTTTCTACTGTTAAGCTTTTTGAAACTGACTTGGGGTTTTTAGAATTACAGGCTACAAAATTAAGAGATGAGATAGAAGAACTTGATAAGAGGTATGAAAAAACTTTTGGATCAGCAGCAAAAAAAAGAGTCTTGGATAACCTTCAGGAATCAACCAAAGCTTTAAAAGATACCGAAGCACGAATAAAAGATTTAACGTCAACCACTGAAGCATTAAGCTTGGCACAAGATGATTCTTATTTAGATTTTGGCAAATGGTCGGATGGTATTAAAGATGCTTCAAAAGATATCATACAACTTACTGATGATGAAAAAGCGTTAATAAAATTTGAAAAAGATAAACTTGATGAACGTGTTTTAAACTGGAAAAAGAATCATGAAGACATTTATAAAGTTGTCCAGGGATTAAGTAAGGTTGTAGGCAACGAAACAATTTTAGCGATTGCAGAAGAAAAAAAGTTACTTGAAAAAAAGGCAGCAGATTTTAAATTAATCCATGAAGCTTCTTATAAGGTTACAAAAGACTTATCTAACCTTACAATAATAGATCAAGAAAAAGTTAATGCTGCTGTAATCAAAGGGCAAAAAGATATGCTCTTGGCAACAGGAACTTTCTTTGATGGTTTTAAAATCGGCATGAGTGATGCCCAAAAGCAGACTACCACTTGGGCAGAGCATGGTCAAAAAATGGCAGATACTATTTCCAGTGGAATGAGCAAGGCGTTTTCTGATTCTTTCTTTGCTATTATAAAAGGGGATTTTAAAGACATAGGGGATGCCTGGGAAACCCTTTTAAATAGTATGCTCAAAAACTTTACTGATATTTTGGGTCAGATGGCTACAGAATGGGCGTTAAAACAAATCTTTGGGTCCAATGGTTCAGGGGGTTTGATCGGAAGCCTTACCGGTGGATTGACAGGGGGAAGCGGTAGTGGTGGAGGTTTAAGTGGTTTAATTAAGTCTTTGCTTGGTGGTGGCAGTACTTCTGGTGCTGCAGCAAGTGCTGCAATTGCTGGCAACACAGCTTATAGTCTTGAAATAGGAAACGCCGGGATTATCGGTGGTGGGGGTTGGGGGGCTGGTGCAAGTGCTTCAGCTTCAGGATCAGGTTTCTTGTCAAGCGGTCTGGCTTCCGGTTTAGCAACGGCAGGGTTTACAGCTTTCGCCGGTTGGGTTATGAAAGGAATCCTTGAAGGGTTCCAGGCTCCTGGATGGTCAGAACTTCCTGCTATTGGGTTTGGTAAAAAAGGGTTCACATATCCAAAAGCGGTCGGGACAACTATTTATTCAGACGAATTCGGATTTGTTGCCGGGGCTGGTAACCTTGGTCTTGCTCCTGAAAAAGAAAACCAGATAACTCAGATGGTAGTTGATTATTTTGACGGGGTTTTTAATGAGCTTAACAAAATACCTGGGGTTGACTTAGCAAAGACCTTACCTGAAGCTTATTTTAAAAGTATCCAGGTTGATGAGAAGGGTCTTGATGTTGCTTTACAAAAATTATCTGATGAAGTCTTTGAAGATATAATAGATGCTCTTTTATTGTCCCTTCATCCTGAAGCCGGTAGCACGATTGAAAAGCAAAAGAGAATGACCAGCTTATCAAATTCGGGGTTGTATGGTTTAGAGGCATACGAGGCAGGGGTTGTGCAGCAGGGAAGCCCTATTTATAAAGAGTTCGATCAAGAGGTAAGCAATCTTGCAGGGGCTTTAAATTTAGATTTCTTCAAGCAGTTGGGTGGTGGTAATGTCCTTGCTGGCATTTTGGGATACGCAAAAGAATGGGAAGCACTTCAAGTTGTGGGTGGTTCTGCTGGTGTTCCTTCGGGAAGTACCGGAGGTTCTACTGGAGGAAGCACAGGGGGTTCAACTGGAGGTAGTACAGGGGGTTCAAATGCTGGTCCTTCAGGTGGTGGTGCTGCAACAGTTGCAGGGACAGGATCAGGGGCAGCAAGCAATCAATTATCAAGCATCATTGCTAAATACGGAATCTCAGGAATGACATCTGCCCAAATCTCAAGCTCTTTAAACGCTTGGGATAACTCTACTATTTTCCAAAAGGCAGATTGGGCAGCATCAGCAGGGGTTCAACCGGCACAGGCAGCAGCAGATATAAAAACATTGCAGTCTTATGGATATTCAAAGGGTGGGCTTATAGACAGTCTTATTGCTCCTGCAGATGATGGGTTGGCTTCAGTTCAAATGGGTGAAGGTGTTGTGTCTAAAAAAGGGATGGCAGCACTGGAAAGAATTAATAAAGGGGAAACAGGATTCCATATAGGTTCTTTGGTAACGATAAACGGAACGCTTGTTGCTGATGAAGATGTTTTTAATGAGTTTGTTGATAAAATAGAAGATCGGTTAACTCAATTAAGTAGGTGGGGAAGATGACTTGTCGATTCTTATATAATAACTTAATATCTGAAAGTATGTTTACTGTTTCTTCTGTCAGGACAGGACTTGTATCTAACGCCTTAAAAGACGGATCTGGTTCTGCAACAATAACAACAGCCGGCAATTATTCCGGAACGACTGACCTTGAATATCTTGTTCAGATTGATTCTATTGCCGGTGGTGCTGAAGTGGGTCAGGCTACGTTTAAATGGTCGGATGGTGGGGGTTCGTTCGATGCTTCTGGTGTTACCACTGATTCATCTCCAATCACGCTTAATAATGGTGTTACGATAGCTTTTACTTCAGGGACGGGTGCAGACTTTGTTGTGGGTGATAAGTGGTATTTTAAGGGCATAAACAATTTTTCTGCCGGTAAAATGGTTGATCTTAATCGGGACACAAGATACCGGAGTTCTGCTTTAGAAACACCGAACACGATCTTAATTGATTTTGGAACGGCACAGGCTATTGATAGTTTTGTTATTTACGATCATAATTTTACCAGTGGGGTTACCTTGACTTTAGAGGGGAACGCCACCGATGCCTGGGGTGGTCCTTCTTATAGTGAATCTGTTTCGTATGCTGCCGATAAAATCACTTTTTATCTTTCGTCTGCTCAAACTTACAGATACTTTAGATTAGAGGTAATAGATGCTGCAAACAGTGACGGGTATATCGAAATAGGAGAAATGTTTTTAGGGGCATATTTTGAACCGGCTCAGAACTTTTCTTTCGGGTCAGGCTCCAGGGGGACCAGGGCATTAATAGATAGGAACAAAAGTGCTTACGGTGTTGAGTTTAAACGCTTTTATAATTACCAGAAAATGTTTAATTATGCTTTTGAGAACATAACAGACATTGCAGATTTTCAGACAATGTTTGATGCTTTGGGTTCACGGTCTGCCGGGACGGTTGATGCTTTATTTTTTAATGAGGACTCAGCATCTTTAGCGAACACTTGGCTTGTCAGGCTTGAGGACTTACCTTACAGTCTTTCTCAAAACACGGAACGGTCAACCGTTTTAAGAATGGATGAGGTCTTAAAAAGTGTATAGGACCACTATAAATTTCCATGACAGGATAGAGAGAGGGGAAAAGCCTATTCCTTTTGTTTTGATAGAGACAGACATGGGAACCAGGGGTTATTCTGAAAGGCAGTTTTCTGATACCTGGGGGGAAACGAATCTTGCAGACGGTTCTGTAACGGCTGATGGATCAGAAACAGCAAACCCTGGGCTTGGCTTTTTAGAATACACGGCAAGGCTTCAATCTGTTTCAAGACCGACAAGGACTATTTCACCAAAGAAGTTAGGACTTTTAATCGGATACACTCAGAAACAGCAAGCGACTTTAAGGGTTAAACTTGCTAATTATGATCTATATTTTTCAAAGCTTATCGCAAAGGAACCATTTATAACAAAGACTCTTTCAGTTTATGTCGGGTTCTCTGATCTTCCTTTTTCCGAAAGTCTTTTAGTCTTTAAAGGGAATATTGAAAACTTATCTTTAGATCAGAAAGTAATGACCCTTGAGGTTGTAGAAACATCTTTGAATACTGGTGTATTATTTACGTTAAACAGGGCATCAAGATATACTAATCCTTTGAATACTAATGATAGACTTCCGATTGTATACGGAGATTTAACGGACGGGACCACCGGTAATTATATTATACCTTGTATAGACACTGTTAATTTCGTTTATTGCTTTGCAGACCATGCTGTTCTTTCGGTGGCGAACGGGAATTCTGTTTCGGTCTATGCAAATGATGTTCTTGTCGATCCTGGGCAATATGTCTTTGATGAATCAAACGATTATGAAAGCGAAGGGATTATTGCCACAATAGATTTTACAGCAGATCAAACGAATAATGTTATTTCTATCAGGGGCAAAGGGAAGAATGACGGGGCAAGTTTAGTTGAAAACATAATTGATATTCTTGACGATTTTATGACAGTCCATAATTCTTATACGAGTGCTGATTTTGACACGACAAAGAAAGCAGCAGCAAGTGACATATTTTTGACAAAAAGTTATAAAGCAGCAGGGGCAATTGTTGATGACGAAAAGCTTTGGAATATTCTTCAGGACATGATGGCTTCATTTTTAGGCTCAATTTATCTTAATAGCCAAGGACTTTTTGCTTTAGACATAGAAAGCGAACCGGCTATATCGAACACTGCTGCAACAGTATCACAAAAAGACTTTAATTTAATGAGTGTTGAGCAAGAGAAGATTAGCTTAGTCAATCAGATACCGGCAAGCTACGCCTATAATTATAATATGATCGAATTTAATTCTCATACAGATGATACCACTTATGCCGATCTTGTATCTCAGTCAATTTACGGTGTTTCTACCACAACGAATTACTGGTTCAGGTGGTGCAGGGACACGACAAGCGTAAACGTCATGCAGGACATTATAACGAGTTTATACGGCAGACCAAAGTATCAGATTATAATTGAAGATTTAAGTTTAAAAAGAATTCATGCTGATGTTGGGGATTATTTAACGGTTTCGATAGATGAAGTCTTTGACGATTTTGGACGGGCGTATATTAATCAGTTTATGAAAATAGTATCAGTTCAACCGGACTTACAAAAACAAACCATTGTCTTTAGGTTAGTGGAAACTGATTCGTTTCTTTATGTTGCGTATATTGCAGATGGGACATATTTATCAGACGGTTCAATAACAGCAGGGGCAAACAGGGATTTAACGGAGTATTAGGGGGTTTAAATGGCAGATCAGAGAATAATTTATACTGAAGAAATGGTTGGGGCTTCTCATCCAACAAAGGACGATACTTTAAACCGTCATGCTTTGATTGAACATGATAATGATGGGACGCATAAAGTTGTCAATACTGGATATGTTACGGTGGCTTCTCATGCAACCACAAGTGCGATATGGGCAGCAGCAGGGAACACTATTAATTTTACCGGAACGGAAACAATAACAGACTTTCCTGCTGCAACAAAAGCCGGTTCTATACGGACTTTAATTTGTGCCGGTGCTTGTATTTTTACTCATGCAGGGAATATTACGGTTCAGGGTGGGGCAACTTATACTGCCAGTGCAAACGATGAAGTCCAGGTAACGGCAATCACAACAAGCACTTTTAAGATAATGATAAAGAAACAAGCCGGTGCTGCTATACCTGGGGCGAATACTGACATCACTTCAATGACTGGCTTGGATGACGATGGGATTCCTTTAGCCAAAGTGGCTAATGCTGCAAGTGATGGAGCTAATAGTGACATCACTTCTTTAACAGGACTTACAAGTGCGGGAGCTTTACCAAGTCTTACTCCGGTTACAGACTCAGCAGCAAATTTCGCAGCTAACTTCACAGGGGCAAATCTTTACGGTGGAACATTCATTTGCAACGTAACCGGCACTTGTCAACTCCCGCTAATGGTAGCAGGAATGAACTTCACCATTATAACACTCGGAGCAATAGAAGTTATCGTGGATACAAACGCCAATGACGGTTATCTTATGGACGGAACAACAAACGCTGAAGGTAAGAACCTAACGAACTTGTCAACTGCCGGAGATATAGCGGTCTTTCAATACTACACGGCAGATGATTGGCTTATCACAACTAATGGTTGGACCCCGGAGGCTTAAGCTATGACTATTCAATTAGCTCATAAAGCGGTGTTGGCTCGTAAGAATGTTGCGGATGACCCTGTTGACATATTTGGTGATGGCTCTTGCTTTGCAGCTTATACGTTTGATGACACTATTGCGGAATATAAAGGTAGATACACAAATACTGCGTATAATACGCCAACATATACCACTGAAAATCTCGGCAAGGCTATAAATTTTAATGGCACTAACCAATATGCTGTTTTAGATTTAAATGCTGCTGGAGAAGATTTTTATGCTATTAGTTTTTGGAGATATTCTAATCAAGCGTCAGGATATATCGAAACGGCTGAAGCTATAGATTCTGCTTCAGTAGGGTTCGCCCTTGCACCTGATGGCTCTGGATTTACTGGAGCATTTCCAAATGAGAAAAAAGCTATCGGTGACTCATACTCATCAACAACTCTGGTCAGTTATCAGACATGGCAACACATTGTTTATAATTGGGACGCTGGAAACTCAAGATATGATCTGTATGTAGATGGTACATTAGACGATAATTATGATTTAAGAGAAAATTCATCTATTGTATTAGCTAATGTATCAAGATACATTGTTTTAGGCACTTCAATGACAACTTATCCAACACCAGTCTTATATTGGCCTTGTAAGTATGACCAATTAAGGGTTTTTAATCGTGTGTTGACAGGTGGGGAGATTACTACTTTATATAATGAAGGTGCTTTATAATGACAACAATAAAACAAGCACTAATACAATACTACAGCTCAGGCACAGGTGGTCAGCAGTGGCTAAGTGGAAAGCTTGCAAGGGATATGCGTGATCCAGATCAGGGATGGCAAAAGAATATCCTGTTAAAAGCCATTGCCAAACTTTGTCTTTGGTATAATCCTCAAGCTGTCCATCCCGATATGGTTGTTGAAATATGCAACTCAATCAAGATGCCCACAGTTGAAAAACTTCTTGTCCTGATGCAAGGGGCAGAGGATATAGGGTTTGATTTATCAGGCTTGTTTGAGTGGATGCATCCTGTCCTGACCAAAAGATATTTCACTGAGGTTATAGACTTCATTGAACTGAAACAATTCATCCACGACACAATACCAGGAACATTCAGAGTTTTATTTGGTCCTGCCCAACACGAAAAGGATTTAGTTGAGATTGAAGATCAATTTAATATTCTGATCCCATACGATAAATTAGATTATGTAATGGGAAAAGACCCTTCTCCCAGGCATTTATATATTGTTGACTCAACAGATTGTGATGATTTCTCAAGGCGGGGCAAGGTCTGGCTTGCAAATCAGCAGTTGGGAAACCTAACAATAGGGATTATAAAAGCTAATTTCTACTTCAATAATGGCTATAAAGGCGGTCACTCTTTCAGGATTGCAGTTTGTGTAAAATCTGATGGGTCAAAGGTTATAAGATTCAGAGATAGCCAAAATACAGCAGTCAAGTGGGATTATGGTGAACCTGTTAATCTTCCCATAATCGGTGAAGTGGATCGAATGGATATAATTAATATAGTGATGTGATTATGAGATTATCAGAGAAACAGCAAATCTTTACAGCTTGTATAGGTAAACTTATCTTGTTTGCAAGCAGCAAAGAATACGGGCTTACACAAGGGGACGGATACCGTGATCCAAGAGTCTTTGGTGAAATGGGGGAAAAACGGAGTTACGCTTCAAAGAATTCTGTCCATAAGATAAGACTTGCACATGACTTTAATTTATTTGTTAAAGGTGAATTTATCTCAGACGGTGGCCATCCTGCCTGGTTAGAACTTGGAGAACATTGGGAATGTTTACATAAAGATGCAAGATGGGGTGGAAGGTTCGATGACGCAAATCACTTCAGCTTTGAACATTGGGGTTGCAAATAATGTATTTTGATTTTATGCCATTAATTCCAATCGGTATTATAATAGGGGTAGGATTCACTTTAGTGTTTTGGGGTGTTATTGAATTGGTCTTATTCATAAAGGAGATTTAAATTGAGAGAACGTAGGCAGATTTCTAAAGTTGACAGGTTGATTACGTGGGGGTTTAATTTGGCAATTATTGGGCTGTTTTCAGTATGTGGGTTACTGTATGCTCAACAAAATAAGATCATTGATAAGCAAGATGATAAGATCAATTACAAGTACACGGAACTTTGTGATAAGTTAGATAAAAAGGTTGACAATGCTGTGTTGCTTGAGATGATTAAAACTATTAATGTTCAACAGGCAGTTGATATGAATAATTGGGAACGGCAAGAAAAGATGAATACTAAGGTTCTTAGCAACTTAGAAGAGCTTAATATGAATGTTATCTTGCTTAACGATAAATTGGAATTTATCAAAGAATAGGGGTGTCAAATGCTTAATATATTAAGTGCTGTTACAGGTGCAATTGATACGGTGGCAGATAAGTTTTTTGTAGATGCAGCAGACAAGGAAAAATTCAAACTCCAGGCTTTAAAGATGGCACAGGACGGGGAGTTTAGATCACAGGAAAACCAACTTAATGCGATCCTTGCCGAAGCAAAGAGTTCTGACCCTTGGACAAGCAGGGCAAGACCTTCTTTTTTGTATGTGATGTACTTATTAATCCTTTTCTCTTTGCCTATGGGGGTTCTTTCTGCTTTTAAGCCTGATATAGCAGTCCAGGTTGCCACAGGTATGCAGTCATGGTTAAGTGCGATACCAGATGGCTTATGGGGTGTATTCGGGGCAGGGTATCTTGGTTATGTTGGTGCAAGGGAGTATGGGAAAAGTAAATTAATAGGTAAATAAAATATAATATTATAATAATAACTTGACAATTTCTAAGAACGTCTATACATAAGGTATAGGCGTTTTTTTATTTTTAGGAAGGGGGTGGGAAAGTTGAAGTGTAAAAAGTGCGGTCATAAGTGGACACCAAGGGTTAAAAATCCGGTTCAATGTCCAAGTTGTAAAGGGATTCTAAAGCGGATGAAAGGAAAGAATAATGAAAAAGTCACATAGCTTTAATGAATTGTCGGATAAGGTTTGTCAAAGTCCAGGTTGTGAAAAAAAGATAAAGCAAAGGCTTGTATTAAAGAAAGCTGACTTTGATTATTGTTACAAACATTGGAGTGAAAAAGAATTTAAAAGGAGAAGGAATCTTGAATAAATTGTATTGGGCAGAGCATACGACAATAGAGCAGTTTGAAACGATAAGCCCCATAAGATGTTTACTTTCAGTTATTGGTATTCTTCTTCTTGGGGTTTTTGGTTTTGTGTTAATTGTAATCGGGTTGGGTTTATAATGTGTTATGGCAAAATAATATTTCATGGTCTTAATTGTCCTTATGAGGTTAAGAGTGGACCAAATTGGGGGGAATGTGAAAAACCAAAATGGGCTGTTTGCCCTGATAGCATACCGGACACAGAAGACGAAAGAATATATCCAGAAGAATCCTGAACGGTATGATCCAAAAAAGCATGAACATTTGTTTAGTAAGGAAGAAAGAAAAAACTTATCACAATCAATGAGGGGGTAAAATGTTGAGGAAAAAATTAATGGGAATTCAGGGGGAGTTAAAAGCCCCTAAGTCACAGGTTAATACTTTTGCTAAGAACAATTATAAGTATAGGAATCTTGAGGATATTTGCGAAGCATTAAAGCCTTTATTGATTAAACATGATGTTTCAATGACAATATCAGACGAGATTATAAATTTTGGTGAACGGTTTTATGTCAAGGCAACGGCAAGGCTTTTTGATGATAAGAGCGAGATTATTGTAACAGCTTTTGCAAGAGAAGCACAAATTAAAAAAGGTATGGACGAATCACAGATAACGGGGGCAAGTTCATCCTATGCCAGAAAATACTGCCTTAACGGTCTTTTCCTTATAGATGACACGAAGGATGCAGACTCAATGGATAACACGAAAAAGACAGGCAAATCTGATCCTTTCCTTGAAGAAATGAAAGGATATGCAACACATGAGAAAGATATATATTGGAAAGTCCTGGGGCAGAACGGGTTTAGCAAAGCAACAGATATACCAAAAAACAAACGATCTTTGATACTTGAAGAAATGGCAATATCATTGTCAGAAAGGGAAGCCAATGAATAAAAAAATAGAAGAATATATCGAAGAAAAGTGGGAAAAGTTTGAAGCCTTTAAATTAATGGCACTTGAGCAGGAAGCAGCTTGTTTGCTTTGTGAAAAAGCTATGGACTATTGGGGGAAAGAAGGAAGGAGAGCAAGGTTTGAAATAAGTGATAATTTTGAAGGGACTAATCTTAAACTTTTTATGGCAAAAGATGATACCATTGAAAAAGATGTTCAACTCTTTCTTGAATACTTTGACGTTTTGGTGAAATACAATGAAGGGTTTTTACCGGTAGGGTTTGACGAATATGTTTCTGGCAGATGGATACAATATCATTATTCTAACGGCAAGGCTAATATCTGGTTATTCTTTCATTATGATAAAGCAGAGTCCTGCAAGGTTGTCGGCACTGGTAAATTTAAGGAAGAAATGAAAAGAATTTGCGTTTAAGGGGGTTTTATGGGTGTTGAATTAACACAAAAACGATTAAAAGAGTTGTTCCTTTATGATCCTGAAACTGGTCTTTTTACAAGGCGTTATAGAATACTGTCAAGGGGCAGGGCATCAAAGATCGGTGTAACTGGGGTCTTTTATATTGATGCTATTGATAAGTGGGATGCTCAAATTAAGATAAATTATAAAAAACATAGATTGGGTCAATTTAAATCTAAACTGAAAGCTGTATCTGCAAGATGGGAAGCTGAAAAGAAATACAAATTTCCTGATTGTAGCACAAAATCAACAGCATATTTATACTTAAAAGAAAGGAATGTGGCATAATGGGAAAACATTGGTATAACGACATAGGGGAACCGGTTTATAGTGTTGAAAACGTAACTAAGGGGGGTTTAAGACCTACGACTCTAAGGGATGCCAAAAAGCTTAATTTGGTCCCTTCTGTAACGACAGTCATGGACGTATTAAGGAAACCGGCTTTAGAGATATGGAAAGAGAATCAAGTCCTTGAGTCTGCTCTTAGTTTAAAGCAGAAAAAGAAAGAAACAGACAAGGGGTTTATTAACCGGATAAGATACCATGCTAAAGAGATTTCCAGGACTTCAGCACAAGAGGGCAAGAACATTCATAAAGCTGTAGAAAAGAGCTTTTTAAATATCCTGCCTGATGAAAAATATTCATGGCTTGCTCATAGCACCAAAAGAAAGATACAGAAATACTTTAACAGGTATTCAGGATGGAAAGCTGAAACAACTTTCTATAATAAGCTTGGCTTTGGTGGCAGGACCGATATTACAAATGACAGGCTTGTTATCGATTTAAAGACAAAAGAAAAGTTCAAGTATACCAAGACGGGAAAGATCGTCAAAATGGCTTATGATGAACACGTTATGCAGCTTATAGCTTATGCTCATGGGGTGGATATGCCTGATGCAAGGCTTGTAAATGTTTTTGTTGAGTATTCGGGGGAGCTTGTCTTTCACGAATGGGACCAAGAGGACATAGAAAGGGGTTGGGAAATGTTCCTATTCTCTCTTAAAATGTGGCAACTTAAAAATAAGGTAAGCTAAATGATGTATTTAATTGAACTTTAAGGAAAAGGAAATGAAAATTTTCAGCGATAAATCAATCATAGAGCAAAATCAATGCACCATCATGGACATTGAGTATCATTGTAAATGCGGGTGCATCTTAAAAAAAGAAGATTTGAGGACCGTATCAATGAAAACCCTGGGGTCAGGCAAGAAATACTCAGGCCTGATCTGCAAAGAGCACTATGAAGATGATGGAGTTGTTGTGAACCGGTATACATTTTGTCTTGATTGCGAAGGAAGGATAAAAAACAAAAGGGACGGATCCCCATCAAAGCGATGCAAAAAATGCGGGAAGGAGCATAACGCTAAGAGGGCAAAAAAAAGGAAAAGAAAGCGTATAAAAGAAAGGGAGGAAGCAAAAAAGAACGGAACACCAACCCCCAGGAGAAAGAAACGGGTATTGAGAAGAAAGTCAGATAAGAACAGGGCAGAGTATTGTGACTGCTATTATGAGTGCCACATAGGAGGTAAGAGGCCCAGGTGTGCAACGTGTCAGGAGTACATACCAATATTCAGAGGAGTGGACCCTGCAGCGATGTACCAGGTAATGTGGGGGAGGCCTTATGTCTAAAAAAATTGAGATCAGTGGAAAAGATGATTTATGGCTATGGTTTGGGCTTAGTTATGCCAGTTTTTTAACACTTCCAAGGGTTATGATGCATGCAATGCCTGATCTTTGGCAAAAACAAATGTCTATTTTATTAAAAGAGTATGATGAGATGTTTCCTAACCAGCCCAGGCTTGGCACAAGAGTTCAAGCCACAAAAGATGGCAAGCTTACCAAAATGCCAGAGTTTTTAAAAAATTATAGACATCCTCATCATGAAAAAATTGACGAGATGA